GAGAATGCCGAAGAACGTGTCTTTAAGAAACGTTATGACGATTTGAAAAGACACTACGATTCTACACTCGGAAAGCATAAAGATGAAGTTCGTACTTTAAGAACTCAACTTGAGCAATCTACGAAACAGTTTGTTCCACCTAAATCTAAGACAGAATTAGAATCTTGGAGAAAGGAGTATCCTGATGTTTATGAAATGGTAGAAACCATTGCTATGAATAAAGCAGATACTAGAGCAAAAGAGATGGAGACTAAGTATCAAAATCTTCAAGCTCAACAAGAACAAATTAATAAAGAAAAAGCAGAAGTAGAACTTCTTAAAATACATCCTGATTTTAATGAGATTCGTTCAAAAGATGAATTTCATGACTGGGCTACTAAACAAGATCCCGTTATTCAGGATTGGCTGTATGAAAATACAAATAATGCCAGTCTTGCAGGAAGAGCAATCGACTTGTATAAAATGGATAAAGGAATTGGAAAGTATTCCAATAAACAAGAAAAGGATATTAAGAAGGAAGCTGCTAAAGCAGTATCTAAAACTAGAAAGGCTGAATCAACTGAAGGTGCAAAACCTAAGAAGATTTGGTCTAATGCTGCAATTTCAAAGATGACAGTTAATGAGTATGCGAAGTACGAAGAAGAAATCGATAAAGCTGTAAGAGAAGGTAGAATCCAACCTTAAATAATAACTATATAATTGGAGGCTAACAACACATGGCTACAATGTCACTAGCTGCAGGCTATCAAAATTTACCTTCGGGTAATTGGGTACCAGCAGTATATAGTCAAAAGGTTCAGAAGTTTTTCAGACGTGCATCAGTTGTTGAAGATATTACTA